CAAGGCGATCGAGGATGAGGGCAAAGAGCTGCTCGGCAAGGAGTCAGTGTTCAACCCGTACAAGAGGGAAGACTGATGCAACTAGCCCTGATCCCCCCGAGGGGCCTGTACAAGATCGCCGAGCTGACCGATATGCACCTGGCGCTGGCTCAGATCTCGGAAGACTCCTACATGCGCCAGCACGAACGGTTGGGTCTCAATCCTGACCGGTTCGTGATCGTCGACAACGGTGCTGCCGAAGGGACTCCGGTCGGCGACGCGTTGCTCATCGAACGTGCGTGGCGCTACCACGCCAAGGAACTGGTCATCCCCGATCACATGGGTGACAAGGACCTGACGCTGCGACGGTTGAAGATGTTCCTCACCAACTGGAAGGACTTCCACAACCGTCCGGAAGTTGACTTCATGGGTGTGGTTCAGGGACGCAACGACCTGCAGATCATGCGGTGCGTCGAGGCCTACGCGGCAACCGGGGAAGTACACACGATCGGGATCCCTCGCATCCTGATCACCCAGTACAAGGACCCGGACGTCCGCATTCGACTGTCGCGGGCAATCCACCAGGCGTTTCCAGCGTTCGGCATTCACTTCCTCGGTACCAACCCGGAAGCGTTGCCCGAGGTCTACCGAGCGGCCTCGGCGGCCCCGTGGGTGCGTAGCGTCGACACTTCGCTACCGTTCAACTACGCTCTGGCTGGTGTGAAGCTGTCGTTCACCTCACCAGTCATCAAGCGTCCGGACAACTACTTCCGGACGGACTTCGGTTCGCCGATGTCCTTCAACTACCTCCGCGAGAACGTCACCACGATGATCCGGTGGGCTCGTGGATACACCGACTAGATACCATCCGGACGCTGAGTGCGAGAAGTGCCCGCTTGCCGGCGAGCACTCCTACGTGCGTACACAGTTTCCAGATCCTTCGATCTCAGGGCGCCTCGCTGTCGTTGGCGAGGCCCCTGGGTTCCAGGACAAGGTGTACGGACGGCCCTTCACGGGCCCATCAGGCAAGCTCCTACGGGAGACGTTCAAGTATCACGACATCGATCCGGCAGGAGTGATGTATACCAATGCGGTTGCATGTCGTGCTCCGGACAATGCGACTCCTCCTCGCGCTGCGATTACTGCATGCCGAGGTCGTCTCGTGGCAGACCTCCGTGATGGAGGAGTGCGAGATATCCTGGCGGTTGGGGGGACCGCAGTCGGGGAGCTCGTTGACGATCCAAGGCCCATTACCAAGCTCCGTGTGGGCCCTGCAAAGAGACCCAGCATCCGTCTTCTCGGCACGGATGCTGAAAGAGTGGTCCCGACCTGGCACCCCTCTTACTGTCTCCGCAACGCTGATGCCTTCCCCACCTTCTCTGCAGACGTCGCGAAGCTTACTCGGGCGCCGCGCGAAGCGTGGGTGGAACCATCGTGGTCCTACGCCGAAGAGGAGGAGCTGGCCCTTCAGGAACTGAACAACATCATCGCCCTCCAGACGTTGACGGGCAACGACAAGCTCGTCATCGACATCGAGGTGGGCATCGATAAGGAGGTCAGCTTTGACCACCCCAATAACTTCGAGCTCCTTTGTGTCGGTCTTGGATACGTGGGCCGCAACGTTTTCGTCGTTGGGGAAAAGGCTCTCGGATTTGCTTCCGTCCGCGACCTTCTACTTCGACTGCTCCGACGCTCGAAGCTCATTGCCCACAATGGCAAGTTCGACCTGGCGGGCCTCTACAACCTCTTCAAGGGCCTGGTCCTATGGGCTGACACAATGCTGGCGCACTACGTCCTGGACGAACGACCTGGTACACATGGGCTCAAGGTACTTGGCCCGGAACTTCTGGGTACTCCTCAGTGGGACGAGGAGATTCGACAGTTCGTACCTCGTGGTGGTAACTATGCCAACATCCCACGGGAGATCCTGTACAAGTACAACGCACTCGACATCGGCGTCACTTGGGACCTGTGGGAAATGTTCGAGGCCGATCTCGACATGCCTGTTGATGACTGGCCGTACGATACCGAAGTGCGTACGCTTCGAGACGTACACGACTTCCTCGTTGCCGCTTCCAACCAGCTCATGTTCATGGAGCTCAACGGTATCACCATCGACCGAGCTTACCAGTCGGAGCTACGCACCACGTACCTCGAGCGCCTTGCGGGCATTGAAGGCGAACTGAACGCGATCGTAAAGGAGGCCAACGTTGGTAGTACCGGGATCAATCCGCGATCTCCTAAACAGGTCAAGGAGTTCCTCGCGTCCCAGAGGCTACACGTGGACAGCACCAATGTGGACACCCTCGAACGAATCGTGGGGCGCACTTCGGAGAGAAGCCACGCCGGTCGCTTCGTGCGAACAATGTTGCATTACCGACGAGAGCACAAGCTTTACAGTACATATGTCGAGGGTTTCCGAAAGCGGATGTACCGAGGACGTGTGTACACGACTTACATGCTACACGGAACTACGTCAGGGCGTCTCGCAAGCCGGAATCCGAATCTCCAAAACGTCGTCCGTGATAAGGGCATCAAACGGCAATTTGTTGCGTCGGCGGACGATCGTGTACTCATTCAAGCCGACTACAAGCAGGCTGAGGGTCGAGTCGTAGCCCACCTGTCCAAGGACCCCTACCTGACGTCGGTCTTCGCCAGTGGTGAGGACATCTTCGATCAGCTGTCGGACCAGCTGTTCGGCTACAACAACTGGGGGAAGGAAGAGCGTGTACGCACGAAGGCGTTCTTCTACGGTCTCGCGTACGGTCGCGAGGCGCCATCGATTGCGGCAGAGTTCGGTTTCAGCCTGGGCGAGACGCAACGTCTACTGGCTGAGTTCCTCGGCCTTATGCCCAACGTGGTCGAATGGCAGAACGACATCCGCAGGCGAGTCCTCGCCGGGCGTCCGCTGATCACACCCTTCGGTCGGCAACGTCGGTTCAGCTTGATCACGGAGCAGAACCGTCGAGACATCATGAACGAGGCATTGTCCTTCCTGCCTCAGTCCACCGCATCAGACATCTGTCTCGGAGCCTTGATCGATCTTCGACCGAAGCTTCGCGGCAAGGGATTCATCCGCCTCACGATCCACGACGCTCTCACGGTGGAGTGCAACAAGTCGGACGCCGACGAGGTTGCTGAGATGCTTCGCTACGAGATGGTCGAGCACGGCCGCAAGTTCACCGAGCACGTTCCGTTTGCTGTTGACATCAGCATGGGAAGGAGCTGGGGTGACCTCTGACAGGCAAGTCTTCGAGTGGATCGTCGAAGCGGTTGGACGATCCCGTGCCAACTTCATCGTCAGCACCTGGGACGATCTGATGACCGACTACACGTGGATCAAGCTCACCTGCACGTGCGGTCAGTGGGTTCAGATGTTCGTCCCGTTCGAAGCTCTAGTAAGGATGAACTTCCCCGAGTACGCGTTCGAGCAAGCCATCAAGTTCCTAGCCCTATACCACGTGAAAGGATCGTCATGGAAACCGCTTTCGCTCTTGGCACCATCACGCTTGGTCTCGTCCTCCTTTACTGGAGCTACCTTCACGGCGCTGAGCGCCACCCCGGCCGCGTTGCCAACCACGCCTACGGTAAGGTCGGTCGAGAAGGTCGAACCCTAATCCAGTGGGCTATGGCGCACCCAGAGGTCATCAGGACCCGCTCGGGCATGCGCTACGCCGTTCAGAAGGCCGTGCGCTACGCAGAGAAGTCGGAGATGAACTTTGCCTAGGGGACAAGCCGCTCAGGTCGGCGACACGATGGTCAACGCCAACGGGTACCACAATACCCGTACGAGCGATGGCTGGGAGCTGACGCACCGACTGGTGGCGGAGAAGAAGCTGGGCCGCAAGTTGAAGGCCAACGAGATGGCCCGCTTCATCGACGGCGACCGAACGAACTTCAAGCCGGACAACATCGAAGTGATCGAGACCGGCAACCACTCGCTGCGCCGGAAGAAGGCGTCCTTGGAAGCTCGCATCGAAGAGCACCAGGCCCAACTCGACGAGGTGAACCGTGAACTGGCGAAGGATCAGTCAGGTAGTTGACATCATCGTCGACTGGTTCCTCTTCTGCTGCCTATTGGCCTTACTAGGAGGGTTCATCTTCTTCACTTTCTTCGGTAGCTAGGTAGTACAGACTTCAAGTTAGACCTTATAGACGCTAGATTAGACCAAATGACTTTGCGTCTAAACAGGCTTATGTAGGGCTGGGATCTTGAGCGTCTCTCTTCATTCTAGCCTGTTGGAATTGCTACACAGACCCACACGCCCGGAGGACCGCAATGGAAGTGTTCGTAGCAAGACGACGACTCGGTAAGACCACCAAGGTCATCGAGTGGTTCATGGAAGACCCGATGCACTCTCGCATCTGGGTCACGACGGCCAAGGAGGCCGAGTACCTGGCGAGGATGATCGAGAAGGAGTTCCTGCGCCTGCCGGGAGAACAGCTGCCGCGGCACAACGAGACCTGGCGGTTCTGGACACAGGGCTTC